TCCCACTGATGTTCATTGGAGTGAAGTACCTGGTAGGGATGAGAAGTGGAAGAAATCTACCATTGCCAATACTTCAGAAGCACAGTTTAAAGTTGAGTTTGAGTGTGAGTTCTTAGGATCTGTTGATACTCTTATTTCTCCTAGTAAGTTAAGAACGTTAGTGTATGAAAATCCAGCTACTACTAGTGCTGGATTAGATGTATATGAAGCTTGCATAAAAACACATGACTATGTAATTACTGTAGACGTAGCAAGAGGAGTTGGTGGAGATTATTCTGCCTTTGTGGTTATTGATATTACAGAGTTCCCTCATAGAGTAGTTGCTAAATTTAGAAACAATGAAATAAAACCCATGCTGTTCCCTAATGTAATATGGGAGGTAGCAAAGAGTTATAATGATGCATTTATTTTATGTGAGGTAAATGATGTAGGAGATCAAGTTGCTGCTATTATCAACTTTGATTTAGAGTATGAAAATTTATTGATGTGTTCTATGAGAGGAAGAGCAGGGCAAGTTGTTGGACAAGGATTTTCTGGTAAAAAGACTCAGTTGGGAGTCAAGATGTCTAAGACAGTTAAGAAGGTTGGTTCTCTAAACTTAAAGACACTGATAGAAGAAGATAAAGTTATATTTAAAGACTATGAGATATTGAGTGAACTAACTACTTTTATTCAAAAACACAATTCTTTTGAAGCAGAAGAAGGATGTAATGATGATCTTGCTATGTGTCTTGTCATATATGCATGGTTAGTTGCACAAGATTACTTTAAAGAACTTACTGATCAGGATGTTAGAAAAAGATTATATGAAGAACAGAAGAATCAGATAGAACAAGATATGGCTCCATTTGGATTTATTATGGATGGATTAGATGAAGATACATTTGTAGATGCAGAAGGTGATACTTGGAAAACATTGGATAATGGAACTTTAGAACTAGATAGATTAGCAGGAACTCCTGGTAATTGGAATACAGATGAGTATGGTGATAGATCTTTCATGTGGGAATATAGGTAGTTGGAATTAGATAAGCAAATAAGATTAGGACACCTACTACTTTCAGATAGGAAGTGTAGAGTGTGTGGTGAGACTAAAAATTTAATAGATGGTTTTTATTTGACACGTAAGGATAGAGGAACCTTAGCATCAGCATATTCTTATGAGTGTAAAGTCTGTACTGTTAGAAGAATTATAGAAACTAGAAAGAAATCAACACCACATACAGATTGGAATTATCCAGATTGGTAGTGTTCATGGATTGTTTCCCCAATGAAAACATCAAAAACAATAAATATTTTCAGATAAACTGAGACGAGGCTAGACGACATGGCGACTCCACAATTATCTCCTGGTGTATTAACCAGAGAGGTGGATCTGACTGTAGGGAGAGCAGAAAATGTATTAGATAATATTGGTGCAATCGCTGGTCCCTTTGAAATAGGACCTATTGATGAAGCCACTGATATTACTACAGAAAATCAATTAATTAATACATTTGGAAAAGCAATTTCAACTGATGCTCAGTATGAGTATTGGATGTCAGCAGCTTCTTTCCTTACTTATGGTGGAGTTCTTAAAGTTGTAAGGACTGATGATGCTGATCTAGTTAACTCCAATGGTAATAGATCTCATGTTACTAATGTAACTGATCTTAAGATAAAGAACTATGATGATTATGTATCAAACTATGCTGGTGTAGGTCAGACATTTGGTTATGCTGCTAAGACTCCTGGTACTTGGGCAAACAACCTTAAAGTTTGTACCATTGACAACAAAGCAGACCAGACAATAGCAATAGGATCTACTACTGGTGTTACAGTTGGATTTGGTCTTACAACTTCACTTACCAATCAAGTAGTTGCTGGTTCAGGTGATACTTCAAACTTTACTGGATATCTTAAAGGTATAATTACAGGTATTGGTGAAACAACTGTTGATGTTAAGGTGGTAGAAAGAGTTACCACTGCTGGTGTTTCTACTGCAGTAACTTATGCACAAGGTGATCAAGCAAGAGCATTTGTTCAGGGAAATGAAGTTAGTGTTATCAATGCTAGTGCTGTTGGTATAGCTACTACTACTACAAGTGGTTCAAACTATGTTAAAGATTGGTATGATCAACAAACTTTAGGTCTTACTAACTCCACTGTTTACTGGAAATCTATATCTCCTAGACCAGATACCTCACAGTGGGCAGCAGATAGATCATCTAAGAATGATGGTATTCATGTGGTAGTTGTAGATGATCTTGGAGATGTAACAGGTATACAGGGTAATATTCTTGAGAAGAGTCTCAACCTTTCTAAAGCAAAGGATGCAGTTTCTACAGAAAATTCACCACAGAAGATATTCTATAAGGATTATCTATCACTTTATTCTAACTATATTTATTCTGGTGATGATCCTTCAGATGGTTCAGATGGATTTATAGCAGCATCAGACTTTAGTTCTGGATACACTCCTATCACTACTGCTGCTGGTCTTTGGAATAGAAATGCTCAAGGTATTACATTTGCAGTAATTGGAAATGATACTTATACACTAACTGCTGGAGCAGATTATTCTGCTACTGGTGGAATGACAGCAACTCTTGGAAATCTAATCACATCTTACAATCTCTTTAAGAATAAGGATGAAGTAGGAGTAGATTTTCTAATAATGGGTCCTGGATTGTCTGATAAAGCACAATCACAAGCAAAGGCAGGTAGATTAATTTCTATTGCCAATGAAAGAAAGGATTGCATGGCAGTTATTTCTCCTCATAGAGCAGACGTAGTTAATATAACCAATACAGATACACAAACTGATAATGTAATTAAATTCTATAGTTCATTAGCATCTTCATCATATGCAGTATTTGATAGTGGATACAAGTACACATATGATAGATTTAATAATCAATTCAGATACATCCCAACTAATGCTGATGTTGCTGGTTTGATGGTAAGAACTGGTGTTAATTCATTCCCTTGGTTCTCACCTGCTGGACAGCAGAGAGGAATCTTGAATAATGCAATTAAACTTGCATACAATCCAGACAAAGCACAAAGAGATCAACTGTATCCACTAAGAATTAACTCTATAGTTAATCAACCTGGAACTGGTATTATGCTCTTTGGAGATAAGACTGGTTTAGGTTATGCATCTGCCTTTGATAGAATCAATGTTAGAAGACTATTCTTAACAATTGAGCAAGCATTACAGAAAGCAGCAGAAGCACAACTCTTTGAACTTAATGATCAAATTACAAGAGCAAACTTTGTTAACATTGTTGAACCATATCTAAGAGATGTGGAAGCAAAGAGAGGACTTTATGGGTTCCTAGTCATTTGTGATGAGACAAACAACACTCCTGATGTAATTGATAATAATGAATTCAGGGCAGACATCTTCCTGAAA